GATTCTCTGTTGAGTAGAAGTTTGAGGTTGATTTAGACGGACTATAGCCATCTTCTTACGAAATTCATCTGTCCAGGCCATTTTTCCATAATCCGAATTCCTTTTATAAATTTCTTCCTTCGACAGCAATTCTCTAAGTCTCTTCCATCCTAATTTACCCCTCTCAGACATAATATTCTTATCACTAATTTCAGACATTCTCCGACGAAAATCATCTGTCCATGCCATTTTGGACCATCCAGACAATTTCTTTCTAAATTCAGGAGTTGATCTCATAATAAGCATTTTATGTCTATATTCCTCAATTATCCAAGCTCTTTTTCCATACATGGACATTGCTTTACGAAATTCATCCGTAACCATTTTAGATTTCCAAGTAGCCCGATTATCAGTCCAAAATTTCTCAGATTCATCTTTTAATTTCTTCTTGAAGGAAGAAGTATAAACAGAATCGAATTTACCATCTTTGTGCGCCTTCTTAAGAGAACAAGAGACACAGTGAAATTCACCACCATTTCTCTTTTTATTATTATTGATGTTTTTAATCCTAGCTTCAACGACAATTCCACAAATAACACATTTAGCACTTTCATAATCAAAGACAACAAAACCCTTCTCTCTCGCTTTAATCCTTAACTTCTGACCAATTAATGGCCCATTTTCCTTAACCTTACAATGATGACAAATATATCTACTAGATTTATGTTTAAAATAATTCCTTAATGATGAAACCTTTACTTCATTAACACTAGAACATCTTGAACATTTAACCTGAACTCTATCCTTACTCGTAAATGATTCTAGCTGGGATAAACATTCTATCATTCTTATCATTCCTTCTAATTATGAAATCAAATACAAAAAGGGAGGTGATAAACCTCCCTTTTTCCTATTATTTAAGCAGTAAGTGTAACACCACCAGCAGCAAGAACCTCATCAGCAGTAAAACTTGCCTCAGTTCGGAGGATTACTAAATTTAGTTGGATGAACTCTGCAGCTCTCGTGGGTTTTAGGAAGAATGCACAATGAAGCTCGCTTCGATCAATCCGTTCAGGAGTATTATTCCGCTCATCACACACTACGCTAAATCCAGTCAATCCCCGTCTTGCCGCAATGTCTGCTAGGAATGGATTGCTGACGCTGACCACTTGTGCTCTAGTAATCTCATCATTGGGCTCAAACACAAACTGACGCAGGAATCGGATTGCATTCTTCTTGATGTAGATCAACAGTAATCTCACATTCACTCTATCCAATGCTGAAGCTCGACGTTGCAAGGTCCGTTGACCCCAAACGGTAAGACCTTCCTGTGGGAAATCCACAATTGGATTAACCGCGTTGCCATAACCATAAAGTAGATCACGTTCACCTTGAGTCAGATCTACTTCAACATCAATGGGCGTCAGCAATCTACCCCTCTGTAGACCAGCCGGTGCAATCCACTGTTCCGCAATGCGAGCTGTCCTAGCATAGACTGCTGTCACATGTCCACTGGGTGGAATATAAATGGTTTGAGAGCTGAATTGATCATAAATCTTTAACCAGGGATGATAAAGTGCACCATAACTAGAGTTAATAGCCGAGGCCAGATCTGAGAAGAGAATGCCGTTATGCCAGTCCACCACCTGTTGTGCACGCAGACCGAAGGGCGGGTCAATCAGCATCATGCAGTCACCACGCGCCTCACACATCTGCAAGCCCTGACCCAGCACCGCACCTGAACTAACTCCTGGAATCACTAGTAAAGTAATGTCATAAACCTCTGGATTCTGGAACGCAAAGATACCAGTTTCCTCAGCCGGATTCCCAATAATCGCCCGATCCAGCTCACTAGAGAAAATTGGATCATTGGGAATGCCGTTCGCAGCGCCTGCGAACACCTGGCGAGAAAATTGTCCAGGCACTCTCACTTCAAAGTTGGCTAGATCATTTACTGGATCGTTGCCCAGAAAACTAGGACGTGGTAGCCACTCAATAAAGCTGTTACCATTAGTCCCTCCATATCGAGAACCTGGATTGATAACGTTGCCGATGTAGCGAGCGTCACGAGGATCAAAGGTAATATCCTCAGTAGAATCAATGGCCACATTGTTTTGATCGCTAATCAGCAGGCGGAATCGCCCAGCTACATCTCCTTCCCCTGTACCCTGACGATAGACCTCCAAAGTCACTTTGTAACTATCGATCCAAGTACCTGGAGTCTTCGCCACAATCCAGCCTACAATGTTTTGGAAATATGCCGAATCCATCGCACATTGATCACTAGTAGGATTAATCTCGCAGGAAAGCGGTACGCTAGAATCTAATGTGCCCGAATCTGGCAGCGCCACGCGGCTGTCCTCAAAGACTTGATAGGGACGAGTATAAGGATAAACGATATTAAGCTCTTCGGCAAATCTGAGCGTCTTTAGATGACTATTATCTGCCAATAATTGAAGTTGAGAATATTGCTGACTGGAAGCAGTCTCAATGAAAAGTTCCTCATCTCCACCTGGAGTCAGCATGGCGTAGGAGCGCCAATAGCGCTCCCCATTACGCAGACCCGCCATATGAATGGCTGCAGCCACCACTGTGGCTGGCCTATTCAATCCCACCGCTAGCGTGAAATCAATCTCGGTGGATTCAACAGGTCCAATGACCTTCATCACTACCCGATTATTCTGGGTGGTAATGTTATAGGGACCAGAATCAGTTGAACAGAGGAAACTGCGCGGAATGCTATAGATGAAGAGGACTTGACCCACTTCTAGAGCGAAACCTTCGGTAGAAACCAATTGAATGCTCTCACCAGCCGTAGTCGTCCGAAAACAGACTGTATCATTATCCACTACTGCTCGATAATGTTCGGCTCCAATTAGAGCATTGATAACTGCAGCTAGGGCTGCAGCCGTAGTGTAAGTAGCACCATCAGCCAAAGTATATTCAACTACCGTAGCAGAATCTTGATGATCCACGTTAAAGGCAAACTTGCGATTGTCCGGTCTAACCAGGAAAGTAAACGTATCCTGATCACCTAACGGAGAACTACCTACCACCTGAATCGTGAAAACAATACCATCACCAGCATCAATAGGATCAGATACGCCCAGAACTATGCTCTCCCTAACCACTTCATCTAGGACTGTCATACCATCTGAACCGCGAATCACCTGAATCGTAGCACCATCCATAACTGAACCAGCAGTTGGATCACTAGTAACTAGGACAGTATAAGTATCATCAATGGCACCAGTATAACTATGTAGATCAGCAAAACTCAGAGTGGCATCGCACGGACCATTAGTAGTAGAAGGATCCACATCAGTATAAGTGATATCGTGAAACAGCGCCCGATGAGTCGATATGGGATTGTCAGCATCAATCGTTCGAGTGCAAATATTACCATAATTGATGCCAGTGAAGACTGAGATTCGACCCCAACCATGTTCCCTTGCACCAGTATTATCAATGCAAACATCGGCCAATTCCGCTGGCTGGCCCTCTTCACACTCAACACCTACTCGCAGAATCCAAGCCCGCGCCCCTTCCTCAAAATAGGCCAATACTGCATAACCTAGGAAGCTTTCGGGAAAGGGCTCTCCGAATGTATCAATAAACTGCTGAGCATTAGTAATGAAGGTAGGTTGCTGGATTGGCCCCTTCTTACTAGTGCCAATGAATGACGGCGTTAAAGCACCTACAGCCGCAGGCGTAACGCTAAGGTCAATCTCTCGTGGGTAAACGCCAGGTGAGAGGAAGACTGCCATTGATTATTCCTCCTTCTTTTCCTCGTTCCTTAGAATAATTTTGATTAGAGTTCTTGGCTTTCAAAGAATATAACGATACTTACCTAAATCATAAACCTTAACCAATTCATTCAATTTGGCATATTCAGATTCAGATTGATTATGCTTCTTGGCTCTATTCCAGACAGATTTTTTATGAATCATCAAATTATTCTTCTTATCCTTATACCAATAATCTGGTTCAACTTTACCATCTAATTTCCATCCCGCAGCCTTATATATCGTACCTAAATGCCCCTGTGAAATATCGCTATATGCTAAAAATCGTTGTGTCTCCTGTTTCTTCTGACGAGCCAAGTTTACGGCTTTGGCTAGAAACCAACTGGCAAAATTCTTCTTTTGATATTGAGGATGAATGCAGAATCTAGTCAGTTCTAGAACTTGATTCTGTTTAAATCCAAGTCTAGTAGCAGCCTCATTGCGAATTGGATTATTAAATAGTGCTGAAATTATTAGTTCATCGCCCAATCTACCAGAAATTGATAAAGAGTTCATCCTACCCATATTCGCTAAATAATGATACCGCCCGAAGAAAATCTTTAATTCATTGATATTGGTATTAGCTTCAATCTTAATGTCACTAAATTGAAAAAATCGCATTTCATGACTACTTAGACCTAATCTTCTTTTTATAATATCCCGAACCATATCATAATTCTTAAATTCAGATTCCCATAAAACTAATAAATCGACATTATGATGCTTCTTTAGGAAAGCAGCTTTGGATATATCTAAAGAAATCTTATGCTTTTGCATGTGAAAATAATCGCCATGACATTCAATATATAATTTTTTAGATCCAATATAAACTAGACAATCAAAGATGAATGATCGCAATCGATCCTTTCGATTGCGAAATTGTATAACAGTCTGCTCTCCCTCTTTATGATATTGAACACCCAAGTCATCTAGAATTAGATATAACGCCCGTTGTAACTTACTAACTCTTTCCGGACTGATCACTGTCATAGGTCGATATTTATCTAAGATGGCAATAAGCTTTTGACGATATTCTGGATTGTTCCAATGTGATAAGATCTTAGATCGATACACAGAATTTTGCCAAAGTTCTTTGGTCAGATTTGAAGCCTTAATGTGATAATTCACTGAACGTCGCAACTCTACTTGATGATCTCGATAAGTTGAATCTTGCCATAATTTCTTAAACTGCTTAGAAACTCTGTTTCTAAATTCGGGAGTATTTCTATTCAAAAGATATTGGGTCCGATTCTTAATCCATAATTGCTTATGTTTATCTGAGATTTTCTGATAAACGGTTTTATTATGAACTCTGGCATAATATTTCTGATCTAAATGCAACTTCCTAAACTTATCACGATAACTCACATCCTTATAAAGAGGATTCCCCTTAGATTGAATTATAAGTTGTGGCCTAATACAATCATAACAACTCCAAGGTCCAATTTTCCGGCGTTTCAAATAATTATATAGTCCTATTTCAATAACCCGATTACAAGTAATACAACGAGCTTTAATCTTTTTATTGGGTAATGGCTGGATTATTTGCTCATCAATGCCAATGATGCTCCCACCATTCCGGTTATCTAGCTGGCGCATGAGACCAGCTCCTTCCCGGCATAGGGGCCACCAATAGACCCCCATGACGAAGCTCATCGGGAACACGGGATTTAACACAGCGAGCCATTGTGTGTATCGGCTCAGCTATCATGTCATTTTTGCACTAAGTTTCGTCGTCATATACATATAGCAGCAGCTCACACCGATTACTTTTCAGATTTTCGGGCTGTCTTTTGTGTATCCGCAATCACTGCAATACAACGCTGTTTACTTAGCCGCTCAATTTGACCCATCCAACATCGATTCTTCTTAATCCGAAATTGTTGACCAGGCCGCAATCTCAGATCTTGAGCACCGACAAAGAAATCAGCGCGTTTATTATTATCGATATATGGCGGCCTTAAATGTATAGGTACGATCTGCTTAGAAACATTCATAACTACTATTTCACCATCATCAACTTGACTACTAATCCGAGCGGCCTGCATCTCGCGCATCGTCCTGGGACGGTTCAAATTAATGTCTCCTTACTTGAACTGAGGGCAAGTTCGCCTTACCCAGTACAGTATCCAGAACTCCACCAGTAATCACCGTCTTATTTACTACTTCCTCCTTCAGAGTAACCACTCGACCCAGAATAGCAGGAACGATTTTGCTGGGTAATGGTAACCACCCTTCCATCGAGATGTTATAATCGTAACGCTTATTAGCGCGAGTATCGGGTGGCACATCATCATCGACTGCCACACTCATACTCGTATACTTGAGAACAATCGTACCACGTAAATGTTCATCCTCGGCCCAATAATCGGCTATCGGATTAAAACGACTTCGGATTTGATAATTGATATATTCCAAATCGCGCTTATGCTCCGCCCAAACCGATAACACATAGCTGATCAAGGCTGGCACAGGTCGATAAGCAAGCTTAATGCGCGTTCCCTGACGATCGACAAACGACTTCTCCATATAATGATAGTGAGCTGGACTGAACTTATCTGGATAACTCTCTTCGCTTTCCCTTCGAATACTCATAATCGGAAGCTGCACTCGACCTCGAACTAGATCCTGCGCCCAGATTAAGTATGGTTTATCGCCGCCGGAAACACGTACTTCTAACAATCTTACACCATCCTTAGTCGGAACGGGTATACCCGAAAAATAATTCTTCAATGAACGATCCATAGTACGATAGCCAATAGGCAATATTTCGTCCACTTCTTCAGCGACAT